GTATGCTCTGCCAATCCCTGCCAGTAATGGGATGAACGGTTGGCGAGGTCATTGAACTGGTCTTTGAGGGTATCAGCAAGCATCTCTTTAGTATAGCCCTGCTCGATAGCTTTAGATAGGGTATCTGCAAAGTTCTGCCGGACATCTGCTTCAAAGTGATTCCCGATCCAGAACAGCTGCTGCTTCTGGATGGTGGATGATAAGTGTTGATCTTCTATGCCCCAGAGTCCGATACTGGTCTTGGTAGGGGCTTGCACTTGGGTGTCTCTGAGTCCAAGCCGCACACAGCGGTCTATTATCGCCTTGGTGGGCTCATTGACCAGGGCAGCAAAGTCATCTCCCAATTGAGTATTAATGATGCCCATAAGCTTATCTATGGAGCTCTGGTTGAGTTTCTCTGCTCTTGGCATGTCACTCAGCATCTGGATCGCAAGTCGTGTGGCATCTCTGATCTCGGTTTTCCATGCATTATTGAGGACACGATAGTATTCTAACATAAGCTGATCATAATAGTTCATCAGAAGGAGAATCTCCGGACCCGGACTCTATTCCTGCCGATATCGTATTCAGAGAAGCGTTCTAAGCAGCCCGCCAGAGCATCACAGCCATCGATATAGCCATCAGGATAGGTAAGGAACTGACTGATTAGTGTTGGAGTATCCTGTCCATCCGGAAAGAGCACCTTGGCTGTCTCGATGATGGTCTCGGTTCTCTCTATGCGCAGGTTCTTGTTATCCTTGTTATCAATGCGCTTGATTCTGTGACTGATGGGTGGCAGATGGTTATCTTGTGCCCACCTATCGAAGTCAGCCAGGATGCGAGCTTGCCCGTAAGTGGTCTCGCAAGCTGCTCTTGCTTTCACTCGATAGATTCGATCCAATTCATGATAGGCATCATAGTAGTATCGGAAGAACTTGGTGTTCTCAGTCTGTCTTATCCAGACATGGATTACGTAGAACCTGTTACCATCATAGCCAATGGAGATGATGGCTTTGAAACAGCCCTTCTCTCCCCAGGCAGGATCGGCATAGAGCCAGACCCGTTTCATCTGGGATGGCTCAGGTAGAGATCTATACTTGGTGAACCAATGATTCTTGAAGATGTTACCTTCGATTACCGGCTGTCCGAGCATCTCTCTTTGATATCCGGTTAGACCGAACTTGGCTCTGAGATTTGGCAGAGTGGCAGTGGGGTATTGATCCTCCCATATTGACTTGCCCTGCTTATCTTCGAGAGAGAAACGCAAAATCGCCTTTTGGTGCGTTTTCAGAACTGACTGGTATCCCAAGTCCAAATCAGGATTATCTGCTCTCATTTCGCTTAATATGAGCTCATGAAACTGGCAGATGGAGTAATTGGGATGTACCAGGTTACCGAGCCAGACGATCTTGCCATTTCCCTCCGGTGAGAGAGCTCCGGCAAGCTCCTGGGTGATCTTCTCCATGCGTCTTTTACCAATGGACTGGTTACCCATGTTCTCTTCTTTATCGATATCGTCACAAACTATCAGTCCGGGACGCTTGGCGGTCTTGGGATTGATAGTTCCTCTATGGCTCTGTTTGATAGAACGTGCTCTGATTCTCGCTTTATTCTTGAGATAAAAGTCGAGATCAAAGGCATCCATAGGTTGCAGCTCCGGATAGTCGATGGTGAGCCGTTTATTGTTCTGCAGCTCGTGCAAGGTGAATGCTGTCCTCTCCTGTGCCAGATCTACGTCTGCGGCGGTATGGATCACGTAGCGTTCACCTTTGATGATCCTCCAAATAGGATAGACCACTCCCATGAGAACCGTTTTGCCCAGCCCCCGAAAACCGGTGATGGCGATGATGCCTGAGCCCTTATCGGTCTCATCGAACATAGTCTCATGCGCTGGGCAAAAAGGTAGGGGAAAGATATGCGGGAAATAGGTATGGCAGAAGAACGAGAAAGCATCCCATCCTTCACCAGTGGTGCGCCTTATTCTCTCTGCTTTAGCTTCAGGATTATCGTCTATAAAAGGCAAGACGGAGATCGTCTTGGATGCGATCTCCGCCAGTGCCTTGTTATGCCGCTGAATGAACTTCTTGGACATAACTCAGGGTCCGGAAGGATCAGCGGAGCCGGAGGCGGCGGCACCGCTTGATCTGTTGGTTTGGAGGGTAGGTAGGTTGTGTATGGAAGCAACCATGTCCGTGGCTGTAAATCTATCCATTTCTTGTTCTTAAATACTCGGCCAAGTCAATCACGATGCTCTGGAACTGCTTGAGCAGTGTCTCATGCCCCTTCTCGATCATGAAGTCAGTCACCTGATCCAGGAAGCGAACTATGTAGTCGTTCAACTCCTTGGAAGGCTCGGAGTCCTTCTGGTTCTGTTTGATCAGGCTTACGAGACTCTGCAGGGCGGTATCGGCAGGATTCTTGGCATATTCACGCAGTGCCTGGATGAGTGCCTTCTTGCGGGCTATGCTGATCTCATGGTCGAGCTTACGCTCTTCCTTGAACATCTCGTCCCACTTACCGGACTTGATCCACTTGCGGACGGTGATATCGGATACTCCGAAGATCACCGCCAGCTCAGTGGGATCGGTCTTGCCGTTCAGATAGGCTTCTTTGCAGTTATCCCGCTTGATGCGGAACTCCAATGCATTACTCATATTCAGGGCGTACCTTGTGTTTTGTCAGGTAGTCGTTCAAATCTTTTCCGGCACAGCGCAGCTGTCCGTTATCTTTGGTTCTAAAAGCAGGCAGAGGATCGAGTATATCCCTGATCCAGCGATATACCGTGTTACGGCTGACACGGAGCGTGGAAGCTACTTCATCGGGCCGATAATTTCGATCATTATTGAATATGCTCATTGTCTCCTCTGCCGCATTCATATTTATTGATGCCATTATTTCTACTCCCTTGCTGTTATCAAATCAGGATGTATAAGGATGATACAGTATCAAAGAGCACTGAAGTTCAGCACGATGCGGTTGTAGTTACCGGCCTCGTCTCTCACTGCGAAAGAGATGTACTGCTTGGTGGATGTGACCAGGATGGCCTTATCGATCAGCTCCATAGCTTCCTTCCAAACCGGGTCCTTGATCTTATAGCGGCGCAGAGCGAAGATGCGATATCGTGCCAATTGCCCACGCTTATCGACCTGGAAGGCTTCGTTGATGATGGCCTTGAGATTGTCACTGGAGTCCGCAGACCAGGCTTTGATGCACTCGTCTATCTTCTGCTTGGCGAGTTGCAGCTCAATCCCGAACTGAATTTTCTCCCGGAAGCGCATCTCAATCCGGTATTTCTCATCGAAGCTGATGAGCAGGGCATTACCCTTCCATTCGAGACCATTCCTGCGAGCAGCGTCGTTCAGATAGTTCTCGATAATCTGGATCATTTTTTGTTTGTCGGAGATGATACGTTCTTGCAGTTTCATGGCGCAGTCCATCGCTTTCTTGACTGCGGTATCCTTTTCCAATATTTCGGTGTGTAGCACCTTCACAGGGATTTCCCTACCTTGAGCATCGGTTAAGGTGCGTTCTTTGACTGGCTTGCTCGCTTTACTCATTTGAATCCTCCTTAGGATCACTTTGTTTATTTGGTAATTGATTGATCTCTTGTTTCTTGATGTAGGACTGGAACATGGCGATGACCGCCCTGCGTTCTTTCTTGGTGAGCAGGTTCCAGTGGCTTTTGGAATAGTGACTGATCGTGAATGCCCGCAGCTGGGACTCGGTCCAGCCGGCTTGCTTCATCAGGGCGTGCATATACTTGCCCTGACGGTCGAAAGTAAAGATTTGGGGTCTGCCATGCTTACGGTACTTGAGCAGAAGTGCTTTCAATTCAGTTAAGCGATCCTCCGGCAAAGCCCGGAGTGATTCGCCATAGCCCAAGCCCTTGATGATGAACTTGAAGTCATTTAGGGTCCAGTGAAACTTCTTGACCCGCAGGCCATGTATCTCTTGACGTAGTTTTCGTTCTCGTTGTTCCTGAGTCATAGAATGCCCCCGATTGGCTTGTCTTACAGTGCTTGCTGTAAGTGTTGATTCATGCGCTTCTTAGTTTGGTAAGGCGCTTTTTGCTTGGGTGGCATCCCAGCCTTGCTGCGCAGTTCGCCCAGGATACCCTTGATCACAATCGATCCCACCATGGGGATTTTCTGAGGGTCTAATACACAGTATCCGCTTTTATCGATGCCAATCACCTTAACCGAGGCCATCGCCTCCAGATAGAGATAGATCCACTGCCTGCTGCGTCCATAGATCGCAGCAAGTTGACGGATGCTGCGGATCTTCTGGCTGGCGATGACCTTAAGCAGTTTATCGCACTCCATCTTACTGAAGTCCAGCTTCTGCGAGTGGGTGTTGACCAGCTTGAAGTCGTAGCGATGGGCATAGACATAGATCTCTTCATTCTTGCAGATACGCTTGATGTTGCCTTCAGCAAGCATCGTGCGCATCACCTCGTTGACGATCTCCAGGGGAGCGTCCGTCATCTCGCAAACCAGTTTCTGGTTGAAGGGACGTTTAAACTGAAGCATGAAGCGGCGTACCAGATCTTGCTGTGTCATAAGGACTCCCTCAGCACCAGCTCCGATAAGGGGGTCTCTTTGTCAGTGCGGGTTTCCAGGATATGCATGACCTTCATGGCCTGCCGCAGGTTGCCCTTACTGTAGTTCCAGACTAAGTCCGTGGTGGTCTTATCGACCGGATCGGTCATCACTTTCTTGGTGACTTTCATAATATCCTCCTTAGTATTATCTTGGAATTCGTAGAAGTAGTTGCAGCGGTCAAAGTAGTGGGCATCGATGCGGGATAGCTTATCCTTGGCTTCCTGCATCCCGATCAGCAGGATCACAGCCAGGGTCTCGTCGGCCAGGTCCCGGATCGAACCAAGTAGTTGGTAATAGCGGAAGGCATAGTCGATCTCATCGATGATGATCACCGCGTCCTGCTGTTCACATAGGACTTGGATACACTGTTTGAACAGCGTGTTGGTCGACCCATGCGGGATATAATCGCCATAGCCGTAGTTACGGTACAGGTTGGTCAGCAGATCTTTGGCGAAGGTCTTGGGAGTGGAAGTGGCTTCCAGGCGCAGGTAAGTATAACCATTGCGGAAGGCCGTTCTGGTGGCGAAGGTGGTTTTACCGAGTCCCGGTTTGCCATACAGCATGCCCAATCCGACGATCTCCTGCTTGGGTCGGGTGAGCAGGAAGTCGATGCACTGCTGGGCTCTGATCACATTGACGGTTTGAATGAGTTTGCCTTGTTCCATGATTATTTCCTCTCTACTCCGATCCGGTTCAACATCTCTTTCAGGCTGATATCCGACTGGGGATGCTTAGCCTGGTTATCACTATCTGCTTTGGTCTGCTCTTGGATGATCTCAGCTTCCAACTTCGCCATCTCTTCCAGCGGCTCCGGAACTTCCTGTGCCACTGGATTCTGCTCGTGGATGACTATCTGTTCCAGCCTGGCGATCTCCTGTTCAGGACCCGGCAGGGGAGCTTCCAGCATGGGTGGTTGGATGAAAGTGGGATTCGCAGTGGACATCAGCAGCGGCCTGACCAGGCTCTCAACCACGTCAGAGCTCTTGCGGACGGTGAGTTTGGTGCGCCTTTCGATCTGCTTGTGGTAGCGTTTGATCTCTCTGGTTTCCTTGTTCAACTCGGTCTGGGAGATGGGATTGCTCTTATCGAGATGCACGAAGGGGTTTTGCGACCTGCGCACCTCGGCTTGGCAGATAAAGTTGTCTTGCAGGTCATAGACTACGATCCAGCGCAGATCTGCCATATCGTAGCGGATAATGACTTCCTTGCCGATGTGTTCCATCAGCTTCGTATCCCAGTACATCAGCTTGTTGAGGACGA